CGCCCGTAATTTTACTAATAAGTCCCATACTATGCCGCCAAATCGTCTAAAAAAGCCTGAAAAACAAACGTAGCGTGATTGTTTTCAGTAATTATCTCGCCTTCAGTTGGTGGGGTTAACCCAGAAGAAAAGGCGGCATCTTGCAGGAATGTAGCCAATTGTATACTAGCTACGCCATTATTGAAAATAATTTCAGTTTCATCAGGTAATGAATCAAGCGTGTGCAGCTCAGAAACATCAGCCATAAAGTCGTGAAAAATAATACTTGACCTGTTTTTATCGTTTATCATCTCACCATGAGCAGGCACGCTAAATAATGGCATTCAAACCTTCTCCAGCTATATCTACGGGCGCAGTCGTTCTAATCCTAATGCCCATAAAGTTCTCATAATCTCCAAGACCGCCGGGCAATTCCCATTCGATACGTCTTTGATACTCGCCTGTGTCGCCCATACCGATATAAAAGAAGTCTCCATAAGTAAGGCCATCACCTGACACGGAAAGCCCTATAGTGCGTTCTGGTGTTGTCTGACCAGCTAACCCATCTAGCTCTAAAGACTTAACGGTAAAATATGAGCCTCTTTCAGCTCTGACAAAGGTATCAAAACCAGATTCTATATCGTCGCCATAATCGGTAGAAATATCCGTTAAGATTCCAATGTCATCTGTAGACACATCGCCAACATAATACTCACCATAGCAATGCGTTATGTAGTTTACGCGCCATGTCTTGAAGTCGTTACCGCTTACTTGAGTTTCTGCAAAGGTTGCTATTGATGCGCTAAACCACCACCCAATACCATTAAAGTTTAATGTATGTCTTGGTAATCTGAAAACTGCTATATCTTGACCTTTCCATTGAAGGCGTTGAGCTATACAGGTTTCTAATTCTTCAACGGTATATTCATCGTTTAATAGCTCATCAATAGCAGAATTTGATATTCTGGTCGCTTCACCTGAGCCAATGGCAAAAATTCCAAAATTATTATCTTTATTCTTACCGAGTATTAAGAAAGTGTTACCGTAAAACGTCCGACCAGCCAATAGCCCTGACCATATAGCCGCACCGTCGATTCTTTGATATGGGATTGTGCCCGTTCCAGTATCCCTAAATACTTCAATAGTCTCTTCGCCAAGGATATAAAGCCGTTCTTTTAAGTTAACGATGCCTGTGTTTTTATCTGGCTGTGTTTCAGCATCAAAAAAGCTAGTGGCTCCAATAGTTGTAGGGTCTAAAGCATCACTAAAGAATGCCGGTGAACCGTCAGCAGGTATAAACACCCATCGACCGTTAATATAAGTTACATCAATTGCAGGTACATAATTGCTGGTTATTTCGACAAAAGTTGTGTTATTCCATGCATAAGCTCTATCGCCACGCACCACGATAACCAAGAAAGTAAAGCCAACGGACATAATGCATTCACCAGTGCCAGACACATCAATAGCAAAATCATCTGATATGTTTTGCAATATAGTGCCATCCTGAGCAATCTTGACCAACTTAGTGCCAGAGACTTGGTAAAGCTCATCCTGAAACTTTATTTGACCACGACAAGCGCCGACAGCGTTACCAGTGCCGACCACGCCCGCCCGTTGCATAACTTTATTAGTTCCAATATTCATCATATTGACTAAGTTCTCCTTAAATCTCGGGAACTCTTCAATACTTTGAAATCCTGTAGGTAATGGCACGCTAGGCATATTTAACCCTAAATATTATTTTTCTTGTAAGCTATTGCGGTTAATCTAACCAGTATAAAACCAATAAAACAAACGATACCCGCTAAAAATGGGTGGCGATCCTGCTCGGTTAGCTCTTCGTAAACATCAGCAGCAAACCTTATATCATCCTGAGTTTGCGGGCCATCATTCCAGTTAATATCGTGATTCTTGCAAGACTTCTCTATTTTTATATTAAAAGTCCTAAGCGCCCAAGACATAAGCAATGAAATTATAACCGATACTTTGCCATTTCCGGCAGGTCCACAAAAACTATCTCGCTTATACATTATTGCCCCGCTGATATGCCCCTAAAAAGTTCCGTCTAATACAGATAAAATCTCATCCCTAACCGTTTCCGATGTGTGAGCACCTTTGAACGGGTAGGAAAGGTTCATAAATCCATTATTCTGATAAGGGGTCCCGGGCGTACTTTTTAGCCAATCAAGTATCGCCACGACCCCGTCATGCTCCTCGTCCTCAAGCCCCTCAATATACATTTTATTAAGCTTCTTAACTCGGACTTTTCCTCTAACTTTTTTAGAAACGTCGTCTATATCGATAACGGTATCTTTGGCGATCTGATTCATGTCAGCAAGTGTTAACTTTGCATCACCTAAATTTAACATTCTCATAAATACTATGGACTCCGCTATCTCGGTGCGGCGTGATCGTGCGTCTTGGCTCCACTTTCTGAACTCCCCAGCCTTTAACGTCCAGTTCCTTAAGTCGTTTTCGACCTCCAAGAAAAATGACTCTCTCCCTATCACGAATAAATCTGCGGCTATTTTCTTTTCATCAAAATTCAATCTATCCCAATTGACTTGGTTACTTACATCATCGGGTATATTAATTTGCATCTTTGTATAAATCATTGATTTTAGCTTGGATCTAAATAATAATTTATCTGACCATCCTTTCGTAATCTCGGATACTACCGAAAGACCCAATTTATGGGCCTCTGCGATATCTGTTATTTCTGTGAAGTTTAACGGTGATTGGTCGTGGTCATTTAAAACTTTGACATTTGGATACGTTTCGCCATCTTCTTTGTATAATTTCATTTTAACCTACCCTGTTACCTGGCCGCCATCTTAGTGATAAATGATCGTACCAATATTCGGCTGTTTCGTTTGGTTTAATTGACTTTTGATTATTATCCCTGCATAAAATTCGATTAGCGGCTAAACTTCCTAAACCGTTGTGCGCGAACCTAAGATCAAAACTGCCCGAATTTATATTACAAATTTTTATAATTCTATTAACTCCCGCCGGAGGTGCCACAAAGCCAGTGATCTCTCTGTTATTGGCGTTAATATCTTGGCGAATCATATTACAGGTGGAAAACCCTGACGGAGCGTAATTATTAGCGGTGGCGGTTAGTGTCGATGGCGTTATAATCGGGCCTGTTATTTGCTCGATACCTGTTTCATTTGCCTTATTATATACATCAACCCCCGCGCCTGCTGGATCATAGGTGGCTTTAATCATCGCATCATCTACGGTAGCTTTATCAGCACCAGACATAAGCCCAGCGTTTCCGCTTGTAATCGCTTGAGGCAGAGTAGCATTGGTGCCATCAGACGAATTAACATCTAACGTGGTAGCAGTGGCGGTCCCGATAGAAAGGTTCGTACTTACGTTGGACACCTTAGCGGTGTTGGCTATGATTTCGCCGCGCTTTGCTACAGATAGCAGCCCAGCGTCCGAAGCAGTTGTCTCGGGTAGAGTTGCGTTAGTACCGTCTGAAGAGTTTATATCTAATGTAGTGCCTGTTGCAGCACCTATAGAAAGGTTAGTTGTGACGTTTGAGACTTTACCGTTATTAGTGGCAATGTCAGCCTTATTAGATCCTGATAATAAGCCAGCATTACCGCTAGCTATCGCCTCGGGTATGGTTGCGTTTGTGCCGTCTGAAGAGTTTATATCTAAAGTGGTAGCCGTAGCGGTGCCAATTGAAAGGTTGGTAGTTACATTCGAAACCTTGCTAGTATTGGCCGCTATTTCCAAGCGCTCTAAGTTGGTGAGCACCTTGGCCGTCGCGGTCTCGTACATGTTGCCCATTGAGAAAGCGTCTGCGCTAACCGTCGTTGGGTCATACACAGAGGCGAGCATATCACCACTGCCTAAAACAGGTACATAATCGCCTTCAGCATTTAGAAAATCGAGAGATGAACCGGATGCAGTTAAAGCTACCCCATTAAATACCGAAGCGTTTGCTGCTCCTGTAATGGTTAAAGTCTTCGCGTTATCATCCCATAGGAAATCCGTACTACCATCAAGCTCGCCTAATGGGTTATTGAACTGAATAGCATTTAATGGACCCGCCGCAATTGCTGCTTGTAGGTTGTCAATAAGGGTTTTAAAGGTTAAGCCGTTTGTAGTAGCCGAGCCCTGAATACTCATTACAAATATATCATTAGTAGGGTTTAGAACAGTTTTCCTGTTCAGCCTTGATATTCTTATGCCGCCGACGCTCATATTATTAAAGGTACTCCACTTTCTGTATCAAGGGTGGCTGGTTCTGGGTAGAACTTACGCCCTATCGGTGTTTGACCGCTTGCAGGACCAGTATTACCTGAGCCTAATGGAAGTGTGTTTGGGTATAATGTGGCGGGTAATGCGACAAATTCAGTCCGCATAGCCTGCATTGTTTGCCTTGCCTTGTTAATAACAGCGGGAGTAGGGTCTTTGAATAAGTAGGGTGCAACTGTGACAGCTAAGTTAAAATCAATAGCCAATACAGTTTCCGAAGGTTCTTCGATGTCATCACCAATAACAGTAGGAATAGTAAGCCCTAAAGCTATATTTTGAACAGTCCATAGATTAAGCATCTCAACCAATACTTCAAAGGCTAAGTTTATTACCTCTGGCCTAGCTTTCTTAATCGGAGATGTAGCGCCCAATAAGTTTAGTGCGCGGTTAACTCTTACATTTGCTGTACTCATGCTAAACCTCTAAACATTAAGATTAGGGGGCTTTCTAACCCCCATAACAATATCTTACTGGTTAGCAAGGCCGATGCCAGCTCTTAAAGGATCGATCAATGTAGACCCCCAAAATGCTGTCATACGATACTGGTTAGACAAGTCGCCAATAGCGCCTTCGTTAGCTAAGATGAACTGAATGCCAGATTCACTGTTAACGTTCATAACGCCAACACCTGATAGATCACCTACACTCAAGTTACCACCGTTCAACTGGATAGAATCATTCTTCCAGAAAACGTTGATAGGAGCATCCGCAGTGTTAACGACAACCAGCGCTGCGGTATCAAGTAAGGGTCCAGTTACGTTTGCATACTCTTTTTCAATATCAGTAGCGCCTATTTTAGAAACAGGGGCAGGAGATATCTTAATAGTGGTCGCGTCAACAACCTCAACAACTGTAAACGTCTGAAGCTCGCCAGTATCACCTTTAGTGACCATGTGGAGTTCATTTACACCAGCAGTAAAGCGATCTGTCGCCTTCCATGTTGCGCTAGTGCTAACAGTTAGATCAAAGAAACGGTTATCTATATTGGTAACGTTACCTTGAGCATCTGTGCTATTTGAAGCAGGAACCAAGCTTTGATCGCCAGTTACAGTTGCAGCAGCGCCAGCGCCAGCAGTCAAGATTGGGTTAGAGCCGACTCTGAATACATCAAAGTTAGCAGCATCACTTACTAATGATCTCTCATAAGCAGTTAATACCTTGTTACCCATTGTCTGTCGATCTGCGATATTACCGGCTACAGTGCCATGATCCTTAAGGTTAAGGAAAAGACTTTGCATATCCATTTGTGGAATGCCTCGACGCAAGAACGTGTTTTCATAAGCTACAATATCATTATATGTAGCCAATGCACCTGATTGACCAACAAAAGCACCACCTTCAAACAAAGCTTTATTAACTAAGCTTGTATTGATTTTAGAGCTAATCGCCATACCAGCACTACGAATCTTTTCTCTCAAAACAGCAGGATCGTTAGCGTCCTGTGCATCAATAGTAAAAGGTACGTTTTCAATTGTATTAATATCAACTGGAATAGCTAACTGAGTGATAGCTTTACCAAGTGAGCTTGTTACATCTAAGCCGCTTACAGTGGTTGAGATTTGAGGAGTGTTCTGCCAAGTTCTATAGGCAGTACGTTGCTGTTGTTGTGCAGAAGAGGATTTAACCTTTACTTGCTTTGATATAATGTTATCGTCTTCGAAGTCTTCAACCATGTTGTTGAATTCTACTACAACGTCTTTTGGAAAGTTAGTTAATGCCATTGTAATCACCTATTAAAATATTAGATGAGACCGGCTTCCCTCATTTGCTTTCTTACTTTAGTCAACTCTTCTAAGTTCCCACCATTTTGGGCTTTTGCTATAAGAGCATCATGCTTTTTCTGTAAGTTAGCATGTGAAGTATTAGGTGGTTTCCCGCCATCAACCCCATCTTCAGGATCTGGTCTCGCTTCTTTGTTAAAACTACCTGCTTGTGCTGATAGTCGACCGATTTCAATCGTTGCCTGTGTTGGGTTCATGTTTGCTAAAGCCGTAGCCTTTTCAACATCATTCCCGAGCATGTAGATAACTTCATCTGAGTTAGAGGTGTATTGCATAATACCCCTAGCAAGATCGCTACCAATAACGTTGACAGCATTTGTTTCTGCCTCGTTATAATCATTGCGTCCAGATTTTTGAGCCCTATCATAATGTGCATTGATTGAACTATCTGTCTGTGCGTTCTGATTGCTCTCTGCCTGATTAGCATTAAACTCATTAAAGCGTTGATCAATAGCTGCATTGTTTTGAACTTGATAATACTGACTCAAAGCAACTTGATATTGTTCGGGGTCATTGTCAAATTGCGCCATTGTTGGCATTCCTTGACTCTGACTCGCTTTACTTTGCAGTTGTTGATTTTCAGCTTGTAACCGCGCCATCTCTACTGCCATTCCTGCATTCTCGTTTCCAAGATCACTGGCTTCAGCCTTAGCTTTGTCACGTTGCGCGCCTATTCGACGTTCTGCAAATTCTTTGTTTCTACTAACCTGACGTTTAACAACGAATGGTTTTTTTTCTGAAGTGGACGAATCTCCAATGGCACCTTCGGGCGTATCCGCTTTTGGGGTGTCTGTATCGTTAAGTGATAACGTATCTGTCATTTTTCTAACTCTCCAATTAAGGGATTTATACTCTTTCGAGTCTCGCAGTATGCGGATTTCATAAATTTTACCAAGATTATGTTAAATTGCAAGATTATGTTAAATACGATTGAAACCGACAAACTCCTTAGCTATATCGATCTCTTTCTGTCTATTGTCCATCTGCTTGCCAAATGAATCTATATTCTTATTGTTAATTGTCGCGTCTGCTTCCTGTGCATCAATCTGAGTATTCATTCTATCGGTTTGAGCTTCAAATACGCTTATCTCGTTCTTGGACTGGTCAGTGCTGAACTTCATCTGATCAGCTTGAGACTTACGCTGAACATCTGCACCAGCTACATCAGCCTTGGCCTGCTCTGCTTGTGCCAACAGTGTCGCTGCGTCTGGCTGCGATGGTTGGCTAGCCTGTTCAAGCAGCTCTTTCTCTTCATCGGTCTCGGGCTTCTCTATACCCTGCAAGATCATTTGATTACGGTTAAATTTCTTAATAGCATCAAGACCGGAACCTTCCATATTCTGCACAATGCTCGCATAGATAAGCGGCAAGTAAGGCGAATCAGGCCCAGTGTTCTGTAATAGTTGATTAAGTGTGTCGACAGTCTCACGGCGTTGGTTGGCATAACTTGCACCAGTATCAACAACAACATCAAGCTTCATATTCTTAACGTCGTTTATTCTTACAAACTTATCAACTTTAGGATGTAATACGTATTCAAGTAATAGCGCGTCTTTCTCAGTACCATCCTCAGCAACTAGCTTAATAAATCGTTCGTCGTCATAAATATCGCTAGCCATACCTAAATAGATCTGGCCAACTGTTTTAATACACAATGATATATTATCCATAAGTACGGCTGTCTGCATATCAACACGCTTCATAATTGCATTGATAGCCTTACCACTAGCATCTGGGTCAAGTGTATCTTGTGGCATGCCGCCCGATTGACTTGTAATGTAGTTGCCACTTACATCAATAATGGCTGAGGTATTAGGATCAATTTGATTCGGTTGAGTGTATTGGATAGCTCCTAAAGGAATAGCCATTCCTTGATCATCTAAGCTATTAAGTAATTGGTACGCGTGCTTGCCTAGATTCTTCTCAGCCCATCGTTGCTCGTGCCCAGATATTTGTTCTGGTGTGAATATAGGAGTCGACTGACCACTTGTAGCTGAGTTCTCAGCCATGTTAGAAACACCCATGTTAATCAATCTTTGAGGGTCTTTCTGCTTTTCAACTAAGCCATAGTAGTATTCTTGACCATCAACATATGACCGGTAACCGTAACAAGGTGCAACAGGAATAATATTGCCAACAATTCTTTTAGGATCGCTTAAGAATCCACCACCATAAATAATAGACTTCTCGATAGTCTTGCGGGTTATTCTGCGTTCGCCAGTCTTTCTGAATCCTGAATCGGCTAGGCTTTCAATAACGTCAGCAATATCATCTTTAAATATTACGCGCTTCTCGCCAGTCAGTGTGTGCGTGTAACTAAATGCCAAAGCTTTCTTTTTCTTAACTTCGTAATGCTCAGATACATATACTAGATTTATATTATTAAGGTTGAATATGTTTCTATCGCGTGGCTGAAAGAATGACTCTGGATCAGAATCGGGCCATTCTTCATCAAACGCGTCTTGAGTGTAAGTGGTGATTATATCGCACCAACCAGCATCTGACTTGTCTTGCGCCTTAGCTTGAGGGTCCCAAACTACCGTATTATAAGCGTTATAGATTGGCTCAAATATGATGTGTTGGTCTTGGTTCTCGGGATCGTCTTCAATAACAAATTCAGTCTTAAGTCTTAACCCACCTACACCACCCTTAGACATTTCGTTAACGACGTTATCCATTGACTGCTCGCCATTGGAATCACGGTAGTCTTTACGGAATAAGCCATTTAATAGCTCGGCATCCTTATCGCTAGTCTTGGCATCGCTTGGCCTATACTTAACGGAGAATCTATTGGTGCGCCATTCAGCGTTAAAGAGGTTTACAGATTGCGATGCTTTGTCTAGTTGGAGTCTTGGTCTATTGGCAAATTGATCACCGGCCCACCCTTCCCACTGAGCGCCTGCAACATCAACAAAGCGTATAGACTCATTCGACTGATCGCGTTGAAACTCGGTTAA